AGCGATGCTGTTTGTGACAGCACCAGAGCTGAATTGCCAATGGTAGAACCAACATTGTCAAATATGCCAGTGGCAGTCGTATAGGATCCATAAAACCCATAACTACTACTAACATTTGATGGCTGTGGTTTGCGTAAAGACACTTGGTACTTGACAGTCAAATAACCAAGTGTCAAATCCGTGGTCGAAATGTGCAATATGCCTGGACTCGTCAACCTAGTGTCACCTTGGTTACCTGTTTTCAGCCACACACTGCGTTTTGGCGCAATTGCGGCTGGTGCCCAGATTGCGGACACACAATGATCAGCAGTATTGAAATAATCTGCTGCATCAATGTAACGTCCATCTGCAGTGTCTACAGGATCATAATCAAATGCCAACAGCACCTGGCCAGAGTTGGTAGCAGAGCACACGGGATTCCATGCAAACCACAATTGAATTTGATACTCCTCAAATTGGTTCGCAATGCCTGTCAACCACCCAAATGAGGTGGTGTCTATGACATATGACGTGTGCCCATTAGCTGTTACACCAATATTCTCTATATGCTCAATGGACAGTCCACCCTCCGCACGATTGAATTGCGGACGGCGCGACGTGTACGTAAGGCTCTGCGCTAACGGAGCCACCATCTGCTTAATTTCCTGTTTGGTAGCACCTTTGCTACGAAATGCGCTAACAATGCCATTGACAGCTCTAACAGCCTGATTGCTCAGCCCGTTTACAATCCCTTCACCAAAGTCATATACCAACTGATTTGGGTTAAAGGAAAACAGCTTATTCTTCTTCTTCTTAGAAACGATTTGACGGTTGTTAGCTACAACCATCTGTCTATTGTTGTTTCGTGTTTGCAACATTGTGATGTAATGTTGTCGTCGTATTACTAGTTGGATATGTGCGTAATATTAACCCCAGGACTTATGACAAGCATATCCCTTAATAAAACGCCACTCTCCAAGCTACTAACAACGACCTTGCTAAAGAAATGCTCCATTGCCACCTGCTCATCAGGTAGCACATTAAATGCATAGTAATATGATACCCTTGCATTTGCATCCACCTTACCGGTGGTCAACCCAACACCTAATTGTAGTTGCGATCGATTCTTATAAATCTGTTCCAACATGCCGGTGGAGCATTGCAACCCGGCATTCTTGAAAATACTGTAGAATTGAGCGTGAACTGGTACACCAGTGCTCAAAATTCCTCCACATGTGCCAACAGCATCCATCCATTTCCTATATACTTTGTTGTTGGGCACACCCATCATACACATTGGATCCTTCTGAAGGCATGCGCTCAAATTGCGCACCATCCTCCAACCAGAAGACAACTGGACAGGCTTGGTTTGACAAAACTCGACATGCTCAAATTCATCAACCGTGGGCTCTACAGCCATGGCAAATCCTTTACCCCTAAACCAAACATCAAGGTCCTTGATAAATTGTGTTTCATGCTTCCTCTCCATGAATACCACGCAATCATCACCATTATTTGCTAATTCAACTACAACACCACGCTTGGTGGCGTATTCGTAAATCAAAGCACACATGATGATGCAATTACCAAGTGACGTGTTGAGATCACCAGAGCACCTCGTACCCTCCATGGTAAACTCAACCACGCCATCTAACGCACGTGCTACGCCCTTATTACGTAATTGCCACCTAAGTAGCTTACGTAATTCTTTGTTCCTGGGAAACAAAGCCTCGTAAAAAGAATGCTCATATTTCAGAGCGGCGACACTCACGTGCATATCAAATTTACTTGCATCTAGACCAATGGCGATCGGATCCTCAAATCGATCCCACTTCTCACGTAACACCTTAGCACTGTCATCAGCGTTCAAGCCCTTAATAACAGTGTTGGTGGTGCACGACCCAAAGGCCTTGTTAATAGCAGTAAAATACTTGTGTTCGGCATGTTTAAGGTATTTGCCTAACCTCAGATTATAGCGCGTACTGCGGGGATTAATCACCCGTGGCGCTTTAGCTACATCCTGCTTCTCAAATTTCACAAACGCTGAGAGGTGTGAATCTCTCTCAGTTAGTTCAGATTCCTCTAAACTATATAACGCTTTCTGATACAACATTTTCTTCGAACCGCGATAAGTGTCAACAACTTGTTGCGAAGTCATCACGGGCAAATTTGGCATGTTGTTCATCACGTTTTCCCTGAACGCGCTAAGTTCAGGTGTTTGGAATTTTGAGGGACTAACCTCGAACGCTGGGCGGAATTTTCCCCCATCATTACAGAGAAAATAACGCTCTGCAAATGCACGTTCTATAGTGTCCACACTATTATTATAAACTCCCAAGTTGTGATTTGGGCCAAAACCAGTGAGAATAGTAAACTCCCTGGTTTTGCTTGACAGCCCGTTCCGGCGCACGCACAACGATCCTTTGCAATCCTGAGCGACTCTCCTCCTGAGCACATCGCTTAGTTTTGTTTGTGACCCGCGCACCGTCACCGGGCGCCCTCAACAAATGGTTGAGTCGACCCTGTTCGTCTTATCTAACGAACTGAGCCAACTCACCCACTGTGGCAACCTTCTCCTACTCGTTGCCACATCGTCAAGAGCACTCTCGGTGAACACTGCATTCAGTACAAATTGTTGATGTAATACAGTGTCAACGTCACGCACACCATGCTTACGGCATATCTCGAGGTATTTACGTTGCACCAACAACATATTTGCCTCATTTACCGCAAGAGCACCTAACTTGGTGCGAATGTGCAGTGTACAAGCTGCTGCAAACTTCGGGACAATGCAAGCATTGCGTGAACTATCACTATCAACACCTGCGCAGTATAGTAATGGATCAGCAACTCCTAACCCTTTAAAATATGCATCCCAGCCACTAATGGTCCTCGTGACTCCTAAGTTTGCCTTGCGGATTGACCCGCCATCTGCGAGGTCATATCCAGTTGTCTGCAACACTTCATCAATAGCATTGCTAACACACGTATCCCTGCCGTTGTACCCGAGGTGTTTACGCAATTCACTACGTAATTCCTGGCGTACAAGTTCATCTTGGCGATGAATCTCCAACACATTCCCATCAACACAACAGAGTAATTGGATGATGGGACTCTCCTCAATAACATTGAGTATCCAGCGTTTCACTTTTACCCAGGGGGATAGCCTGGGTACGCGCGCGATAGGTTCGATCAAATTATTAGTTGTGGCCATAGTAACTAGTATTAAATGATGGTGTTTGCCCTACCACGGGTGCCTGAGTATGAGACGGCTCTCAGGTGGGTTCATGATAACCACCATCCCCTGGACTATTACAGATGTCCAGTGTCTGACTGGTGCGGCAGATGCTAACCTACCCGACGCTCGAATTCACCAGTACTCTCAACTATGTTGATTGGGATCCCCTTGCCTTAAGCATGAGCCACAGGTCCCCTAGTTGTTGTATCCTTAATGGCATTCAATAATCCATCAAACGTAGATGTGACCAACCCAACAAACGCTAAGCTAAGTTGAGGCTCACATGAAGCTAAAATGAAATTTACTCACCGGACCAGTACCCTTGGCATACGTAACTGGTTAAAACACTATGAG